GACCATTAAATGTGAATATAGAATTGTTTGTTGAGCTGTTTGCTATAATTCTAACATTTCTTGTTAGGTTAATTATCTCAACCTCAGTCCCTGCATGAATTGTTTTTGCATTTGTTAAACCTGCGGAAATTGTAATACCTGTTCCAACTGCGTTAGCGTTTAGTGTTCTTAAGTCAAAAGCCGCTACGGATGCTGTAGTTGGTGCTATACATATATTATCACCATTTAACCAGCCTGTGCTTGTCGTTGTGGTTAAAGAAGTTGCTCCCACAATAGCGTTTGCACCTAATGTTTCTCTACCTGTTTTAGCCGCACCACATGTTTGGAATGTATGTAACATTCTTAAATTTAATTGAATTTGGTTTGCAGAAGCACAGTTAAATTGAAGCAAAGCAGAAGATGTTGAAGGAATAGGAGTTCCAGCCGTTCCAATGGTAAATGTTCCACCGCCACCAACATTGACATTTCCACCAACAATAAGCTGATATGCTGTGCTAGCAGCAACGCCATAAGCTAAAGTTCCTCTTGTGCCTATCTCAACCGCATTATTGGCAACTGTTCCGTAAACTGTAGCAGCTGTTTCATTCATTGTAACTGTATAAGCTGCAAATGTAGCAGCGGCAGTATGTTCACCACCAATTAACATCGTATCGCCAGCAGCAGGAGCGCCTGTTGTTGTTGTAAGTAAAGCTCTTGACCAGTTATTTACAGTAGCGTTTCTATATACAGTAACCGCACCAGCAACAGATGAAACAATTTCAAAAGTGTAAGATGTGGCTACAACAAGAAGAACAGGGGCAGCAAATTTAAAATATAACCAAAAACCACCTGTAGAAGTTACAGCAGGAACATCAGAGGCATTTATTGTCACAGTAGTTCCAGGAACCGCAACACCAGCAATAGCAAGCCTAACAGATATAGTTCCACTTGGAGATGCAGTTCTATTCGCTAACTTAACCGCCATTCCTTCGATAGTAATAGCGCCTGGAATAAAAGCCGAAGATGATACAAAAGATGTAGTAGTTGCTGTTGAAGCGGCTTCACTGTTTAAATACGAAGTTGCATCAACAACACGCCAAGTTCCTGCCGCTGTCCAATTACCTGTTTGTCCACTAAATAATATCGCCATCTAACTCACTCCAATAATTACTAGCTTCTAATTCTGTTTCACTTAACATCTCTGCTAATCTTGTTTCTGTTGCGTCAATCTCTGGTATTGAAAACTGCTTAAAATAAGGCTCTCTGCTTTCTTCAGTTACCTTTACATAACACTCAAAAACACCATATTGAATTAACTGTGATGAAATTTCACTTATCATGACCTATTCCCTACTAAATAAACATTTGTATCACTTGCAATAAATGAAAGTAAAGTTACCTCATTTGCACCAAGATTAATATCCGTATCAACGCCGCCCAAGTTATAAGAACCGCTGAAAGCTAAAGTCCTTCCGCCAGTTCCATCTTGCACTACCTCAATTATATATCCTTGCCTGTTACCTGCACTTGGAAGGTTAGTTGGAAAAGCTAAAGTTCTGTTTCCAGCCAACACAACCCTATAGTAATTGTTATCATTTAAACTTATGTTAATTGTAGCTGCATCTGTTAATGTAGTTAGCGTTCTTTCATAAGAGCCATTTAAGGTATCACCTGTATCGTTTACCTTTGCATCTAAAGCAGTTTGTAAATCAGTTTGCGCTGATAATGTTCCTGTGATACCACCCCATGTTGGATTAGGGACGCTTGTAAGATAACCAGCATCATTCGTAAAATAAGAGTTGCCAAGAGTTCCTGAGGCATAGCCTACTGTTTGCATTAAAGAACTATCCCAAGCTAACAACTGACTAATAGTATCATCTACTATCGTTACTTCGCCTAATATTAAGCTATATGCTGGCATTACAAAGCCCTCCAAATTCCAGTTACACTCTGACAGTTAAGGCGATTAGAAAGTATACGAACAGTTAACCCCGAAGAAGGAACATCGCTTTGTATCTCAGAAGTGTATTGAATACCATTAATCCATATAGAAGGATTGATTAAACGTATCAATGCAGGATTTCTAGCATCAACATGAAACTTACAAGTAAAATTTTCTGATACAGAGGAAAAATCATAATCACAAGGCGTAGAGCCATCTGTTATAAATGTTTTATAAATATCACTATCTTGCAAACTATACGCTAAGTTACCTTGAACTATAACATCTTCATTGTATCTAAACTCATCTCCTGCAACACCAGTTCCAAGTATTGTTAGGTTTGGGTCAGATTGTCCTGAAGATGCAACAACTGGATTGGCTGGGTCAGTATTATCAACTGTGATGTTTTCGCCAGCTACAATACTTTCCACCGCACCACTTACTGTATGGTTATCATTCCAATCCGAAGGAAGAACAATATCCGCTAATAAAGTTCCGGGCGCAAAATTACCTAAAGCTATTTGAGCATCTAACTGCGCCTGCGTCCAATCAGTTACAGTATTCGTTTTATTATGTGTTACTGTTATTGCCATTTACAAAGTATATAAATTAGGAAACTTTTTATTTATCTCTCCCCATATAGCTTGCTTTGCAGTATCTTCATATCCAGTTATGATATCATCAAAAGTTTGCCCGTTTATTGCAAAATCCATCTGGTGATAACATAAATGAGAAATTTCCTCATTTAACAATACCCATTTTATACTAATATTATTAGCATCGAGCAATAGTTTTTCTGTTTTAAATTCTAGTTTCATATTATTGATATGTTATAATTCCCATAATTGAATAAGCCATAGTAATTGCCGAAGCTGTGGCGGCGTTATCAACATAAGCCCTTGCTGTTAGAGATAAGTTATTAGCAGGTAAATTAGTTGAAATAGTGCCAGATGCTTCGTTTCCTGTGTTTAATCTTCTTACAAAATAACCTACATCTGAAGAATTTGGAGTTGCTGTAAATTTAATATAATACATATCTATTGCAGATGTGTTTGCTGGGAAATTAACTCCTAAATCTATTTTAGTGCAAGTGCTAGTTCCATCATTGTGCATAATCTGTAAAGTTGTATCTGCTGCGTCCCAGCCTGCAAAAACGCAATTAGTAAACGTAGAAGGCTCTGCGCTTCCGGGTGCGGCATTGTTATTAAATAATCCTATACCAGCTCTTGAACCGCTTACGTTAACCTCTATCCCGCCTATAAAACCAAATTCAAAACCACCCTCACCAGAAGCAGCACCTCTTAAACAATGATATGTGTTTAATCTAAATCCTGTAACCGAACCAGCGCCAGCCGCAGAAACATAATTTAATCTACGAGTTCCTGTAAATAAATTTGTTGAAGCTATATCTATTGCTGTTGCAGTTCCAGAGCCAACTGTAGTGCAACCAACGTTAGAGCTTCCTGTTGCGTTTGGCACAACCCTATTAAACGCAACACCTGTTTGAAATATATTTTGCTGAAGTGCCTTTGCTGTAACCGCTGTAAACGGAGTAGTAAAAGTATTAATTGAAGTTGCTGTTGCCGCCCCTAAAGTTGGAGTTACTAACGTAGGTGATGTTGCAAATACCAACGAGCCGCTACCTGTTTCATCTGTTACCGCTGATATTAAGTTAGCACTTGAAGGAGTTGCTAGAAATGTTAATATTCCTGTGCCTACCGCAGAAGAAGTAAGGTTTTTAGAAGCATCTGTTGTAACTAGCTGTGATGCAGTTAATCCCGATATTTGAACATCGCCAGTAACTTTAAACTTACCTGTTCCTTTAGGAACGGCAGTTAAATCTATATTAGAACTAGAACCTGTAGCTGTTAATGTGCTTGCACCAGTTCCACCTGCTATCTGAACATAATCAGCACTTGCAGAGCCTATATTTGTTGTGCCTACAAGAGAAGTTCCAGTTGAACCACCTGCACCAAATAAAGCAACTTGAGTTCCTGCATTATTATGCACATCAACACCACCTGCACCTGTTGCTCTTATTTCTGGTGAGTTTATCCTTGTGGTAAAAGTAGGCGCATCTGTCATCGCCACATTACCAGTTCCGCTAATAGAATACTCACCAACTATACCAGAGTTATTAAACAAAACTCTTGTATTCGAACCACTTGTTATAGTTGTAGTTCCAATTGTTATTCCGCCACCCGAACCAGTTGAAGCTGCAGTTATCAATCCCTTCGCATTTACTGTAATGTTAGCGTTTGTAAACGAACCAACATTCGCATTTACTGTTGCAAGCGTTAAAGCTGTTGCCCCTGTTGCATCACCTGTATGATTTGCGTTTGAAACCAAACCTGAATATAATGAGTTAACAGCGTTATCGCCTGTGTTTGTTCCTGAAAGGTTAGAACCTGTTACAGAACCAGAAGCCGCAACAGAAGTTGGGGTTATTGCACCAAGAGTTAAACTTATTGCCGGAGTTGTTGTTGGGTTAGATACCGAACCAGAAACGCCGTTAGCTGTAGAAACTGAAACTGTAGTTACTGTTCCCGAACCACCACCACCTATTGCAATTCCGCCTGCCGTTGTGCCATCGCCCAAATAAGCGGCGTTTAAATCAGTATCAAATATAATCTCGGATTGAGCAGGAGTGTTTGCCGTTCTGTTTGCTGTTGTTGTTCTTGGAAGTTTAAATGTAGCCATTAGTATCTATCTCCCATATCTATTGTTGTTGAGCCTGTTAGCCAATCCCCCATATCTATTGAGCCGCCTGTTCCGCTAACGCTTGTAATAATCCCATTAACAGTTGAAACAATAGAGTTAAACCAAATTAACCATTGAGGCGTTACTAGTTTATCAGTTATTGGTTGCTGTGCTGGAGTTGATTGAAGTGTCATTATTGATCCCCAAAAGCTATAAATGTGCAATAAGTTCCATCATTACCACCACCATCATCTGTTTTAAAGAATATTCTACAAGCTGAAGCTGTCGGTGCGGCAGTTGTGCTTATACCAGCCATTGAACCTTGCGCTCCCATAGCTACAGCAGCGTAGTTTGCAGAGGAAAAAGGTGTAGTAAAATTTACTGTAAAATCACCTGCTCCGTTATCTCCTATAGTAGAAACATTGTAACTAGCTAAAATATTTGGAGTTCCTGTTCCATTAAATACAACCCACGCTTTAGCTGCCGCAGGGTGAAATTGTTGCCTGCCTGGTGATACATAAGTTGTAGTTGAAGATGCGGCTTCTTGTTGCGCTTGAGATGCGGCTGCAGGTGAACCATCAATAATAGGAAGCCCACTTACTTTAGTATATTGCAAAACTTTCCAGTTGCTTGAACCTAAATATTGAACAATAGCCGTATCGCCGTTCGCTGTTGTGATATTCGCACTTCCCGGTATTATTAAGCTTGTTCCGTTATGCGTTAAAGTTAAAACACCTGAGAACCTAATAAAGTATATCGGTTGAGTAGTTGAGGCTGCGTTACCAAAACCTGTGATAGTTGCTGTTCCTGTAATCAAAGCTGTGTTTGTAGATAAAGTGCCTAAATCCGTTGTTGTAGCTGAAGATATACTTTGTTCTGTTCCAAAAGTTTCGCTTCCAGGATTAAGAAGTTCCCAACGAGTATTAGCTGAATTATATTCAAGTAAACAAGCAGCCAACGCACCTGGTATATCACCTGCCCTAAGTGCAACACCACCCTTTTTAGTTATAGTTCTTGCCGTAAGCCCATCAGGTGCAAATGTTGGAGTTGTTGAGGTGTTAGCACCTAAAGCCACAAAACCAACTGTAGTTAAATTTGAAAGCGTAACATTCGGTGAATAATCTGCCGTAATAGCATCAACTGTTCCGCCTGCTGTTGCCATTTGAAAAGTTCCTGCTGGCCCTGTAGCACCCGGCTCATTAGAGATGTTATCTATCGGATAATCATTTTGCTGAACATCGTTCTGGTCAAATAAATCTATTTTATATGTTCCGCTTAACCATATCGGTGCTGAACCTTCTGCGTCAAGTATAACTGGGTTTGTGTTTTGAGTCATTAATGATGATGTTGTGTAAGTAGGTTTTGGAGTTGAAGTTCCTGCCTCATAAGTATACACCTTACCAAAAGCCAGCGGATTTCCGTTGCTATCAAACGCCCTAAATACTGGCACAAATAAAACACCCATAATCTATCCTTTATTAATGTTAAAATGGAATATCCGAACTTTCTGCACTTTCTATTTCTTTAAGCGCAGCCTTAATATCTTTATTACTCATAGATTTTACATCTAAGCCATAATCAGATAATACTCTTTCTAAATCATAACTATCAGCTTGCATATATTCTTGAGCCTTAGCTTTAATTGTATCATAAGTAGCTTTTTCCTTAGATGCTAGTTTCTCACCTCTTTTAGCTTTTGCAACTACATCTTGGATATATTTTTTACTTAATCCAGCACCTTCTTTATTAGCTTGTGTAAACCATTCAGGATAATTTCCTTTAAATCCTACAACTTCCGGCGCACCGCCGATCTCAGCTTCTCTGAAAAACCTTTCGCCTTTTTGAGCTTCATCTAACTCTGTCATTACCATATCAATATAACCTTTAAATGTAGGGCTTTTTTCAATTTCATTAATATTTGTTAATCTGCCAGTTCTTAAATCATCTAACATAGCACCAACCTTATCAACCTCAGAAGGCTTAACTATAACAGGGTTAGATTTAGATATAATTGTAGCCGCAGATGTTGGAGTAACAGCAGTTTTTGCTTTTTCTGCTCCTAATAATCTTCTAATTATAGCTTGGTTTCTATTAATTCCCGATTGAACCGCACGATTACCAGCCAATGCACCAGCAATAGCTGGGGCAACTGCAGGATTAGCGTATGAAGCATAACCAGCACCAGCAAATAAACCTTTCTGAAATGTATCAGATCCACCTAACTCAGGTAACAATTGTTTACCTACACGAGCCAACTCACCTAACTCACCAGCTTTGCCACGATAAAACTGCCTATTATAAACAGCGGCCATTCTATTACTTAACAATACTGGATTTATAACACCACCCTTTTCGCTTTTAAGTAATGGCTCTATAGCTAGTAAGTTTTTATATTGGTTTTTTAATTCAGTAAATCCTTTCTTTGCCGCTTTATCAGGGAGTAAATTATCTATTATCTCACTTTCAAAATTATGATATAAAGTTTTGCTATCAAAATTATTAGAATTGCGAGCTGTAGCGTTTGCCTTTGCTCTTATTTTATTTAGTGTTTCACCCTTAATAGTTCCATCAGGGTTTAAATTCCCGCTAACTTCTCTTTCAACAAAGTTTCTAAATCCATCAGTTGCTTCTCTTGAAGCTCCAGCATCAACTGCATCTTGAACAATAGAATTAACTTTAGAAGTTAAAATCTCAGGATTGTAATTCTGCCCCTTACCTAAATCGTTAAATTGGTTTCCGAGTGCTTCAAATCTTCTATCTATAAACTCCGGCGTTATTCTATCACTTTCTTCGCCTAGAGTTTTTGTTACCGCTCTATTCCAAGCCGCAACTTGTTTATCTCTAAATCCTGATTGCCCTGAAAATGGTAATTCTTGGCTTGCTTTTTGTGCAGTTTTAATTGCTTTAGAATTCGTAAGCTGATCTATTGATAATGGTATATTATACTTTTGAGCCAATCTACCAACTTCTTTAATACCTTCATCAACAGTTGGAATTGCAGCTTTTACAGCAGCCCTGCCCGCTGCAGGCACAAGTATAGTAGCGGCACCAATACCACCGCCAGGAAGTGCAAATTCTGCTGCATTATCCATTCTTTCGTCAACACCACCTTCTCCTGTTGTGAAGCCGTAAGCCCCACCCGAAACGGCAGCCGCACCACCAGCTTGCGTTGCTTTAGTTCCCAAGTTCGCACCCCTTCCAATGATGGTTTTTGCGTTCGGTAATAAGCCACTCCTAATGCTATCATTAATTGCTTTTGCGGTTTTTGTTCCTGCTGCTTTGATGCCTGTTCCAATTAATCCTCCAACTTCCCCTGCGCCATAAGCGATAGGGTTTTCTTGTTTTGCTAAATTTTCTCTTGCTCTTGCATTTTCTAATGCTGCGTTATAATTCTGTGAAATACTTGGCTCGTTGCCATAAGCTATATCTGCCGCAGTTCCAACTAACGCTCCGCCTGCCGCTTGTATTTCATCTATTGTGCCACCGCTTGCGCCTTGCAATCCACCTTTGATAATTGCGTTTAAAGGTTTGCCAATTTCTTCTGGCCCTTTCGCAACTTCACCCATGAACATTTGGCTATAGCCTTGAGGTTGCTGAATAGGCTTTTGAACTTCTTTCGGTTGTTCTAATGGCGTATCTTCAAGTGGTATTCTTTCCCACTCACTTTCATTAGTATCTAAAGGCACTCTTTCCCATTCATCTTCAAATGAAGTTAAAGCCTCATCTTGTTGAGGAAAGTTTTGTGCAAATTGTTGTTCTTTTGTTCCCATTAGTTCCCCGCTATTATTTCTTCTGTTCCATCATCATATATTAATTTTATCTCACCAGTTGCCTTGCTCCTAAACTTATCTATAACTTTTTTAGTACTAGGCTGTTGTATGGTATTGTTTAAATTTGGTTTTTCTGGCAAGTTAGGAGTTCGCCCTATTTCATTTCCCATAGCTTCAAGGGTAGAATATTTACTATCAATGAAAGCTTTTAAAGTAGCTTTTTTCTGCGCTGGAGTAAGATTATCACCGCCCAATGTTTCTCTTAAGTTATCGCCTTCTGCAACTGTAAATGCCGCACCAAATGTATCTCTTAACAAAGGCAACACCACATTATCAACTGTTTTTCTATATTCAGCCCTTGCCGTTGCACCAGAAGTTTCATAACCTAACTGATTAACCATAAAGTCCGTAGCTTTGCCGCCTTTTGTAAATGTAGCCTCATCTGCTAATTTATCTAATTTATTAACAACCCTATTTAATCCAGGAAGCTTAGAAAGCGCAGAATTATAAAGCGATGTTTTTTCCCCAATATCTTTGCCCTCTGTAGCGGCTTGAGCTTGTTCTTTTTTCACTTTAGGCTCTTCACCCGGCTTTAAATTTATATCAAACTGATTTTTAACTTCACCAGTCGGCGTAGGCTGAACAAATCTATCGCCTAAATTTAAATAAGAAGTGGCTCTTTTAACATCTATATATCTTGGTTGTTCTTCTGGTGGTAAGTTTTTATAAAAATTATACTCTTGAACCGCAGATGGCATAGTTGATGCTGAACCGCCAAATTGTTTTCTAATCTGCTCTATTACTGGTGCTGCGCTTTCATAATCAGTTGGAGCATCTTGTTCACCCCATAAACCTTTTTGTATTCCTTCTGCTCTTACGCTAGAATAGTTTTCTGGCGTAACAATAGAAACTAATCTTTTAATTTCTTCTGCTCTTATATCTTGGTTGCCCATAGCAGCTTTTTGGTTATTACTATATATTTGTTGCCCCTTCATAAACTGATCAGCTACATTCTCTTGCTGTGAGTAAGGGTTACCTAAATATTGATATGCCATTTTATCTCCTTTATATTCTTCTTGATAATGTATAAGGCGTGCCGTTATCCCTATAAGCATACGGATTATAATAACTTGAAGCCATACCACCTATCGTGTTTAATGCGCCACTATAGATATTACCTTGATTAATAGCCGCATCTGCTCTGTTCTGCCCTTGAGCCGCATAGATACTACCTTGCGCCCCTGCATAGCCTTGATTTAATTGTGCTTGAGTTGTGTTAGCACCTTGCCCTGCGCTAGATACCGCTTGCAGTTTGTTAAATTTGTTATTCTGGTTGTTTGTCCATCTATCATAAGCCGAGCCGTATTCTTGCGAAGCCATATTTGAGTTATACTTGTTCGCTTCCTTAAGTGCTGCGCCTGAGTAGAAGTTTCCTCTTGCTGCTTGCGCTGCGTTTATAGCTTTATTGCCTTCACTTAAACGGAATTGATAACCAGGATCTTGCTCATAATCATTAATAGTAAAACTTCTGCTTAGCGAGCCATAATCACGAGATGAATTTAATCTTGAAATCTCTGCATCAATTTGAGCGTTCTGTGCAGGAGTATAATCTTCTTGGTTCTCACCTAATTTTATACCAAGTTGCTCTGCAAGTTTATCTCTGTTGTAAGAGCCTAAACCTAAGCCTTGAGAAATAGCATTACCTGCTGCATATCCTTGTTCTCTGTAAGGTGATAAATCAGCACGAGATTGCTGATACATCTTTTCCTCAGCGTTCAATGCTGCTTGTGATGCTGCCGCCTGTGCCTTTGATGCTTTACTTGCGGCTTTTGATTGCAACGCACCGCTTACTACTGTTGCGCCTACTACTGCTGCTATTGCTGGCATTTAAATCTCCTTTTCCATTAAAATATGTGTTTTCTTCCAACCTGCTTCGGTAAACATTCCCTCAAATCCTAAATGAATATTTGATTGAACTCCCTCGCAGTTATATTCTTCTTTAGCCCATTTTTCAAATTGAGCTAAAAATTCTAAATTCTCTAAAGGCTTAAAGCCCATTCCAACTGTAATTCTTCCTATTCTTTTATTTGGAAACTGTAAAATATCAGTAAATATTCCAAACTCTTTTTTTCCCTCTCTAGTTCCTAACCAGAGTTGCATTTTATCTTCTAGTATTAAATTTTTTAAATCTTCTGGAGTAAATTTATTAAAATCTTTATTGCAAGCTTTTTTAACATAAGGCAGAAGCCAATCCCAAACTTCATCAAGTTCATCAAAACCAACTATGTGATATTCTCTAGAAGGCATAAGCTCCACATATCGCTCGTTTAACTGGATCTGTTATGGTAATTCTAAATGTCATTTGGTTTTCGGTATATCCTAGTTTGTTCCAATAAGCTCGCCATTTATAAGCACCCATCTTTCCTATTGTAGCAAGTAATTCTGAACCCCATGTTCTACCGCCATCTACGGATATTTCCAACCAAACTACTGGATCGGAACCCTGTCCTGATACTAACCCAACTCCATACTCAAAGTCAATCTGAATTGTGTTAACGGAGAAACTTTTTCCTTCATTGTTTAAATGTGTAAAAGTTCTTTGCGCTCTTATCTCATTTCCAGCATCGCTATAAAATTCTTCACTCATTTCATAGATGTTGCCGTTAGTTTTATCACCCGCTAAATGCTTGTTAAAAACAAACATACAAGTTGAAGCTTTATGAGTAGTGTAAGTTCCATCATCTTCTAAATTCGCTCTTTCGTGCCATAACTGAATTGCAGCATCATAACAAATTGTAGTTTCTAAATTCCCACCTGTAAGAACATAAAATAAATGCCCATCTTGCTGGTAAGTATATCCTCTTATCCCAGATAAATCTTCATCTGTGTTAATATATCTCTCAATTGCAAAAGTGCTTATTCTTAACGGAGTATAACCAGAAGCTCTATAAACTATTCCTTGCCCATCTTTCGAAGTTCCTAGCCAGAATATAGTATTATCTGCACTCACTACTGAGAAGGCAGCAGCGCAACCAACTTCCATTCTTGCACCTTGAACCCTTGCAAACGGAAAATCAACATCAGCACTATTTAACCAAATCTCAACAGTTCTTGAACCTAATAACCAAAGCTGCCCTTGTGTTGAGAAAACCCTTACCAATCCATCTGGCGAACTTTCAGCAGTTGCGAAATCTAAAGCGTTCCAGCTTAACCCATCTTGCAAACCTGAAATGTAAAACTGCCCTGCGTTAGTGTTATATACGAAGTAACCATCTAACTGAGTTACTGTTAATGCCGGAGATGCAGCCAAAGTTGGAGTTGCAAACGCATTTGAAGCATAAGTTAAAATGTATATTGAAGCACCATCACAAACCGCTAACTGTGTTGTGTTCTCATCAAACGAAACACTACCAACATCTGAGGTTAATGTTCCTCTTAATGTTGTAACACCTGCACTTGATATTTCAAATAACTGCGTCGCTGAAACCAAGAAGGCTCTGCCATTTGTAGAACTAAAAACTCCTCTTATCGGGCCAATACCTGCCGTTGCAAACAAACTCAACCCAGGTGTTCCATATAATGCAGAAACTTCTTTCCCTTCTCCAGTTTCGTCAATAGTTGGATAAAAGTTTATCGTTCTCTGTGCATCAAATGGAAGTGAACGCTCTTGATATGATGGCCCAACTAATCCTAATTTCATCTTAGATACCCATCGTAAATGTTGCCCCAGCCTGTAGCAGTAATTGGAATAAACTTAATCGGGCGGTTCTTAGCTATTGCTAAACTTATCGCCTGTTTAGATTGCCCTGCTATCGCTACTACCGCTGCAGAAGGTTCTTTCCCATACTCAGGAGCTAAATCAACTGCTAGGTTATATCTTAAAGCACGAACCCAACCTTGTGGGAGTGAAGCTTCGGTAAATAATGTTGTGAATTCTGTTAATGGTTTTTCGCTTAATATATTTAGTGTAGCACTTGAACCTAAAGCTGGATAAACCTTAATCGTTCCTAAAGGAAAGGCGTTTGTATATGTAAAATATTGTGGAAATGGAGATGTAATTGTTTTTAGTGTGATGTTAGCGTATTCTTCTTCTGAGATATACTCCATCGGATAATCAATACCACCTGAAGAAAAATAAGCCGAAATAATCTTTGTTGGCCTTGTTGTGTTTAAAACTCCACCTGTTCCCATTGTGTAAGATACGGCAGATGATACCGAGAAACTCTCAGTAACTCTTGAAGGAACAAGCAAAGCACTATTCCCCCAAGAGCCTATCATTTCATTTAAAGCTGATAAGCCTTCTTGCCCTTCGCCAGCTGATAGTGTTTCACCTTTGCGAAGAACTTGTAAAAGCCTACAAGCTCCGGTTATTATTTCAAGTGCGTTGGTCATTTTTTACCTGTAAAATTTAGCAGAAATAATTGGAGTAGTGGCAGAAACTACTGCTATTGTAGAAATGTTACCTGTGTTACCATCGCCTAAGTAATAACCAGTAGGATTAAGATCAGCGGCAGTTCCTAAAGTTACATCACCCGGCACTACAGCAGCAGGCACTATAGTTACGTTATCTATTGTTCCTGTGAAGCCTGTTGTGGCAAATGATATTGCTTGAGTAGAGCCAGCGGTAAAGTTTTCAACAAATGTCGCTGATGTGCTTCTTGCTGTTCCTGCCGTTCCACCAACACTTAAAGTTATCGAACCGGCAGAGCGAGTTGCTGTAAATGATACTTGATAAGATTCACCTTCTACAAGCGGATAATTAAAATTAGCAGTTTGTGAAAGAGTAGTTGAAATAGCACCAGTTGCAATAGCCGTTGAACCATCTGTTGTCCAACCCGTTCCTAATATCCAACCAGATATAGTTACGTTATCTATCGAACCAGTAAATCCAGCTGTGTTAAATCTTAAAATACCATCAGATCCTGCAACAATAGTTTCAATGAAAGTTGCCGCAGAAGCTCTAGCTGTTCCTGCTGTGCCACCACCTAACGATACAGATATTGTGCCTGCGCTAAATGAAGTTACAGTAAAAGTAACAGTATAAGAATATCCCGGTATAAATGCTATAGCAGGAGTTTGAGATAATGTTGTAGATATCGCACCAGTAGCCGTTGCAACGCCAGCAGCTATTGTCCAGCCCGTGCCTTTTGTCCAGCCTGTATCAGAAGCAAATGTTCCGTTAGTTACATATTCAGCATAAGTTCCGTTTGTAACTCTATCAGTAGCATCTTGTGCATTGTAAGCTTGAGCATAGAAATCAGCCGCAGTTGCACCTGTTTTAGTAAAAGTTACATATCTTGCTTTAAGCCCATCTTGTGCAGTTGGAACTGTAAATATCTCTGGCACGTTTGCCACAAGAAGAACTGAATTAACAAAGCTTGAAGGATTAGGTAATCCGTTCACCAATTTATAATCGTTTAAGATAGGCATATAATTTCCTTTTGAAAGTGAGGGCTGTTACACCCTCACATAGTGTTAAACAATAGCATTAGCTAATGGAGTTGTAGAACCAATTGGTGTGAAAGTCATAGTTGAACCAAGAGCAACTGTAGTAGCTGTAGCATCAGAAGCATTCTGAGCTACTTGCAGCTGTAATGTTCCTGCAAGAGCAACAGTAATTCTACCCTTTATAGTAACATTAACATAAGCAGTTGTAGCAGCGATAACAGAAGCGGCATCAGTTGATGTAGTGAATGTAGTAGCTGCTATAGCTGAAGCGGTAATACCTACTACAGAAAGTGCTGTAGCAGTTATCATCGAAGCAGTTCCCCATTTAAGGGCAGCCTTAACACCACCAGAAGCACCAGCAGTTGTAATTAGATTAATATCAACTTCGTAATCACCTGGTTGTAGTGTTCCAGTAACCATACCAACTACATCAGCAAGTGTTGTATTAGCTGAGGTGGTAAAAGCTGTAGTGCATTGTGAAACATCACGAAAGTTATCATTTATTCTTTTTCTAGCACCCGCATCTAAGGCACCTTCAAATCTTATTCTATTTATAGGCATAAAATTTCCTTTTGAAAGGGGCTAAGTTTCCCTAGCCCCAAGTTATTAAGCTGTAATACGGCAAGCCCATTCTGGACGCACTGGAGCTAAACCACCTAAGAAATCTAAACGCATAATTAGTTTATCTGTTAGAATATCGTAATCTCTAACAACACGAACTGTTATACCTTTGTAAGTTTCTTGTGCAGCCATATCCAAACCATCTGGTAATACTAGAGGAACTGAAGCCATTCTGAACGCAGATTTAGCAAAAGCTAAGTTCTGAGTTAAAGAAGTAGAAGCAGGCCCTACAAATACCAATGCACCAGTTTCATCAACAGGAGCAGCAGTAACGTTCTGACGAGCATCAGTTGTAGTGTAGTAGATTGCTGGAGAGATAGCTAAAGTAACCGAGTTACCAGAAGTTTCAGTAACAGATGAAGTTACTGTAAACTGTTGAAGGTAACCTAAATCAGTTTTAGTTATCGGGTGAACCGCATTAACACCAGAGATAGTGAATACTGTTCCAGCTGTTATTGTAGCACCTGAAGTAACGCCATCAACACCTAGAGTAGCCATACCATTAGTGATAGGAACTACAGAAGCTTCAACCGCAATACCAGTTACATCTACGCCGTTAGCGTGAGATTTAAGTAGGTTGTTACGAAGATAAGTGAAACCATCAGCTAAACCAATAACGCCATTTTTATACTGTTTAGATATTTCTTCCGAGCTTTGGAATAAACCTTTGCGAGCATTAACAGCAGAACGATTAGCAGCTGGGTTTAATAGCGCAAATCTTTCATCTGACATTGGAGCTAGATATTCATCTAACTTTTGACCAGCAGCAAGCATAGTATCTGTATCAAATACAGTTGAACCAGCAGTTCCTACTGAGTTGTTAGTGAAGTTTGTAGCCTTTTGAAGCATAGCACGTTCAATGTATTGAGCCATAGAAGATACCGCAGGCTTTAATACACGATTAGCCCAAGATTTAAGAGCTAAATCAGTTGCTATTTCAGTAGAAGTAAGAGCAACTGGCACCACATAACGAATATCTAGTGGTAAAGCTACTTTTTCTTCAACTACATCTTGAATTGAAGATGTAACATCAGCTGTAGTTCCAGGAATGAAACGAGTTGGCTTAGAGATAAAAATTGTATCACCAGCATTGTATCCGTTCTTTCCTTCGAAATCAGAAGCATCAGCTTTATCTATAGATTTACAGAATTGAAGTTGATCTTCCAACATTCCAGCAGCTAGCTTGGCAATAATACCAGGAGCCGCTTTGTTAGTATTAATTGAGTTAACCATAATATTTTCCTTTTAATTGTTAATCAGTAACCCATTTAAGGAGTTCTGAGGTTGTTTTATTCTCAACAGCCTTAGTGCCTACTGTGTTACCCCTAGATGGTGTAAGTGGAGCAGGTGCTTTAGTTGTTGGTTTTTTTGAAAGTGCCAATCCCTTATCCTCATAACGTGAAATCATCATCGCTGCTTTGGTAGGAGATAACTCATTAAGTTCTTCAATCATTCCTTCTTTAACCAGAGCATACAGAGCAAACGCTCCGTTATCGGCTTCTAGGAATACATCGTGTAACTTTGGATCAAGTTCTGAAAATGCTGTATCGGTAACTTTATCAAAATCAGGAAACGCTTTCCTTGCTTGTTCGCCGTTTTCACGAGCGGCATCTTGGCGTTCCGTTTTCCAATCATTTTTACTTTCTTCAACTTTTTCCTCAACTTGCTTGAGTTGGCTTTCATTAAATAACTGCTTAGCTTCCCACTTAGCAACAGCCTTTAAATAATCACCATAAGGTTTACCCTCGAAATCACTTTCTTGTGGCTCGCCTTCTTTGATGGTTACTTGTTTGCTTTTTAAAGCTTCTAGCTCTTGTTTAAGTTGGTATTTCTCAGCAGTAAGTTTACCTATTTTTCTGTTTTCTCGTGAAAGCTTATTAAGTAGTTTGGTTTTTTCCGCTTCTGGATCAAGTGTAACCTTCTCCTCTGCAACCTCTTCCTTACTTTCAACAACAGTTTCTTCCGCCTCAACTTTCGTTTCAGCTTCTTTAGTTTCTGTTTCTGCGGCTGGTGCTGAAGCTTTCGCCTCTGCAACTATTGCATCAAACATTACATCAGTATCACTCATAGTTTTCTCCTTGCCATCTGCATTTCTGCGCTTGGCTAATGGTTAAACAACTCGGAAACGCCTGCGCTTCATCATTAATAAAATAATGAGTATCGCTTCTTCTTCCTTAATGAGTTGTATCAACGCTGCCTGCTGTTTAAGCAGTAGGTTAATTTCCGCTAGAAGCTCCGCCTCTAGTGCCGCCTGTTCTGCAGCAAATTCTTTAGCACGAAGTAAGGCAATTTCTTCTTTTCTCTTGCGCTCTACTTCGGCAATTCTTTTCTGTATTTCAGCAAGCTTTGCATTTTCCCTTGCAATCTTCTTGCGCTGATAATCTATCTCTTTCTGCTGTTGTGCAGGAGTTTTATACGAGTATTTATCTAAAGGAACATAAGCCCCTCTATCTGGCTCGCCCGCTGTTCTCTTTATTTGAAACGCATTACTTTGAAACGATGAACTTTGAAAACCTGAATAATACATTACTCAGCTCCAGTTATAACTCCGTTCTCATCACGAATTACTTGTATCGGTGCACTTACAGCAGCTATCAAACCTTGAATTGTTTGCTGTATCATCATTAATTGTTGGTTAGTTTGAGCCTTTTGCTCCATTTCAACCATATCTTCCATTTCTTCACCATCTTCACCCATTTCTTTAGGCTCTGAACCTTGAGTAGCTTTAATTGCATCTAACTGTGCTTGCTGTGCTTTTAGTGCAAACTCTGCTTCCTTCAATCTCATTTCTCTTTCTTTTAATTCACGCTCTTGGCTATCATCAATAATTGGAGTTTCTTTAAAAGTTTGCCTTGCATCTAAATCCAAACGCTGCCTTTCAAGTTCCAATTTAGCTATTTCTAATTGGTTCTTGTTCTGCTCGTTAATAGCTTTTAATTCTAGTTCAGCTTGTTTAGTTTGCTGCTCCATTATCTTAGCCTGTTCTTCGCCTTGCTTACTTTGAAGCTCTGCAACCATTTGTTGCATTTGAGCATTCATCTGTTCTAATTGTTGAGCCATCAATTCTTTCTCAGGATCTACCGCTTGTTGACCTTTCTCAACTTCTTCATCAGCTATTAATTCTTTTGGTATTGTTTTACGAACCCTAGCAGCGATAGCTTCCGCTCCGGCTACATCTAAGTTCTTAAAGTATAAATCACCCATAACACCCATAAGTGCAGGGTTAGCAGCTAAAGCATCGCCTAACAACGCAGCAGCTTCTTGGCGTTTTGTAGTATATGAAGCTCCCGTAGACACTCGAACATCATACTGGCCTGTTCTCAAATCAAACAAGGCCTCTTGCCCTTCTTGCATCGGCGCACCATTCACACCAACAGTAACGGCGTTATCTTCTTCGCCTATAATTCTTATAATTCTATCTGTATCGTAAATCTCAGGTATAGCTGAAACTAAAATCCTTCCAACTTGCTCTATCGCTTTATTTCTGTTATCCGCAAAGTGATAAGTAGCAACCTCCCCTTCAATCTTTCTAGCATTAATTGCAACACCAGAAGTTTCATTTGAACGCTGACCTATCGAAGCGTTATACATACCAAGAGCAGCTTTAACATCTTCAACCGCACCAATCCTTGCGTTAGCAAAGCCAGTAGGAATAGGTGGTGGTGGTAATCTTTCCGGCTTATTTAAAGGATTGCCGTTATCATCAAACATTTTATAACGCATCACATTCACTGAACCAGGTGAACCCCATTCGTCCATGAAATCCTCAACAGAACCAACTGGAGCTTGAACTGGTGATATTGGAGCCATATCCAATAAATCACTTTCCTTAGTAGCCCATTTATTTAATCTTCTTTGTGCATCCATCGCCAATGAGATCAAGCTTAAAAGCTTTCTATCGCCATCAACCCAAACTTCCTCGCCATAACAAGGAACAACAGGAATAAACTTTCCAGGAAATGTTGTTTCTTCTAACAAATCACCGCCAGAAAATTTATATCTGTAAATTTTAGTTTTCTTTATCTTGCGAGTTTTTCTAACTTCTTCTTCTTCAGCATCAACCATACCAGTAACATCTAAAGCTTTTGTTACCATCTCATACTTTTTAACAAAAACCTCACAAATGTTAATCACATCAGCTGTTGTTTCTTTCGGATCACCATCAAACGAAATAAACTGTTTACCTGGATATTTTTCCTCGAAATCAGCTTTAGTTATTTCCTCTAATACGAACGCTATCTCAGCATCAGAACCATCTATCTCAACCGAGTTCATATCTATATAAACTGATTGAGGGTTTTGGAACCTTCTTAACTTCAATTCCTGCAGGAAACTTTCATCACTTATGTAATCATGATCTACACCAATAAACCCAAAGCCACCTCTTACAGCGTAATCGCCAGCAGTATCATATACGCTATCTGATTTACTCTTATACTCGATGTTACGAATTAAACCTTTAAGTATCTTAGCAGTTTCTTTATCGCCACCACCTTCACCTGGCAATACATTGATAGAAGGAGTATTCATCTTCATATCATTAACTACTTGGTGGATATACTGAGGCAGAACCGGAACGCTTAAACAGTTAGCAATACCGCCACGCAATCTAAGCTCTCTATCCGTCCACTGATCCAAACCAATAGAAAAACGAGTTGATACTCTATGAGCTTCGTAAATATTAGCCCAGTAGCTTTTCGTTTCTGTAAACTTTTCTAATGCTTCTTGATAATCCATCTCTATCTCTTTTTAAAAGTGTTTTCCCGTGATTTTGGGTATTAACCTATTGATTTATAATAAACCGAAATTATCTAAATCTGTTGTTATTTGCTAGTGGCTTTATCTCTTTATTCACTGGCTTCTTAAAATACTGTGCAAAGCATAAAAAGGCATCTGAACCATGCGACCAAATATCGTGTTTAGGCTCTTTACTTACCTTGCCTGTAGCCTCATCTCTTGCATAAGCGTAATGCCTTAAGCATTGTAGCCCATCAGCTGTTTTCTCTTTATCAAACACGCATTGTTCAAATATCGCCCTTGCAGCTTCTATTCCTAAAGCTTTTTTAGGTATTCTCGGAACTATCCTTACCGCAGTTCCTAAGCTAGGGTTGTTGTTTATTGCATCTACTAACTGCTTCTTAATACTTGCGTTAGCTGCCATTTGTTCATGTTCAGCATCATGTGGTAAACAATGCTCACCATATTTATAAGCTCGTTTATCAAGTAATTCTATGTAATGTGGTAACTTATGCCCAGATGCTTGGTAGTAATCAACTATCCTATACTCCATGCCTATTATCTGAACAAACCATATAGCCGTATTATCTGATTGCCCTAAATCCCAGAAGGTATGAACTGGAATACCTACTTGAATAGGAACCTTAGTTAACCTGTGGCTTTCAGCGGCCTTTCTTAATTCTTCTGCAAATATCGCACCTTCAACAGCTTGTTTACACTGCCCTTGCCAAACATGAAGATATTGTTGGTAATTCTTTCTTTTATCGCTTTCCATTTCTTTACGGAGAACCTCTGGAAAGAAAGGATTATCATCGTAATTAATCTTAATAACTAAAGCATCATCAGGCGGAGTAACGACATATTCTTGATAAACAGGATCATCTTCTAAATCTGGATTGAACGAAAGCCAAACCTCAGAGTTAGGCGCACGAACTGTCAACGCTAGTGTTTTAATATTTGAAGCACTTGCACTCTGCGCTTCCTCTATCCATGCCCTAGTTATATTCGGTATTGACTTCACATTCGCTATGTTAGAGCGTAGCCCTGCAAATATAAACTCTGTGCCGTTCTTACCTAGTATCGTGGATTTCTGAACCTCGTAAAAGCCTTGCAAGCCCATTTCTTCAATTTGCTCTTTTAACAAACTGTGAACACTATCCTGAATTGATTTTTGTATTTCCCTTGCACAAAGTATTTTATGTTTTTGTTCTGTGCCTTGTAGTAGTAATACCCTAGCTATTGACTGGCTCTTAGCTCCACCCCTTCCCCCGTAAAGTATCTTATACCTATGTGGCTCGGTTAATGGCTTAAGCTTACTCGGTAGGTTTATCACACCAATTCACCTTAAGGTTTAATGGAACGCCTTCTGCTTGGCCGCCCATGTTTACATCTTGAGCATCTTTCCAACCGAAGTTGTTTTTAAGGTTAAATATAACCCCTGTTACTTGCCCTGTTCTGTAAAGCTGTTCCTCGTTAAACTTCTCTACTAAAGCCTTAGCCTTTTTTATTGTGTTACCAAACTCATCGCTTTTATTTGAGTAATCTATTAAGCCTTTCCTCGTTAAATCAAGCGCACAAGCCAATCCTGTGATAGTTAATGGCTTTTCTTTTAGTTCACAATCTGCATAGTAAGCGTTTATAGCTTCTTGCATTAATTCTGGCGTTTCCCATTTAACTGCTGGGCCACCTTTTTCAGTTGTCATAACTTAATCCTTTTGGCATAGTTTCCTAGCCTGCTGTTAGTTAATTTTGGCAAGCTCAAAATAGTTGCCTGTGTTATCAATTACTATGTTACCTTGAACTTCTAATTCTATTTCTTGCCCTACTGTTAGAGCTTCGTTTATAGTTTCTATCGTGCCAGCTCTAGCAATCATGTTTGTGAAATTAGCTTTTCTGTGTTTGTTGTTTGCACCAGCTAGATTTCCAAAAGTTCTGAATACTTTGTAAGTTAGCATTTTATAAAAATTTTAGGGGGAATTGTAAATTATTGATAAAACCTTAACACATCGTTTACCGAATTTCAAGAACTATTTTTAATTTATTTGCAATGCGTGTTTCAATGAACTAATTGCAGGTTTTAAAATCCTATCTACTACTTGTTCTTCTTTCATGTTTTCTGGTATTTCTAACCTAACAATATGAGTTGAGCAAACCAAAGCATATACTTCATTTCCCATTATATCTTTATCACCAATTATTTTAAAATCTGGCGTTTCTTTTTCTACTTCTGTTTTTAGTATATTTAAATATTTCATATTACTCTTAATTATTTTTATAATGGTGAATTAATTCGTTTAATGTTTCCCTTAAAAGCCCCGATGCAAACATCTTGTTATCTGAAAATTTGTTAAGCGGCTCATCAAAAATACATACATGCCATAAAATATCTTTTTGTATTCTCCCCAATTCTTTTGAGTTTATAGCATTTGAAAAGTTATGATGTTTTTCTGCTTGGTTAGAACTCATCTCGTATTTCTTCGTAGAACCTATCTGCTTGGCCTTTGTGTAATCTAACGCTTTAATCTGTGATAATACTCCGCCATAATAAGCATCTGAATATAACCTTGTTCCGGCGTGGTATTGTGGCTCTGAGATAATTCCAGTGCAGTAATATTTTTCTAAAATTGTTGCGTATTTCTTTCTATACTTTCCATCTGTAATAACAAACATCGCTTTGCGTATCTGTTCAATTGCCGGCAGTTCTATCATTTTTTTATCGTTAGGCTGATCGTTCATAGATACCTCAATTTAATTTCAATGCGTATATCATCACAATCCCTAGCAAGCTCAAATCTATCCATGTTTAGCTTTTCCATTATATCTTCTAAATTGCTGTGCGAAAGGAATAACAATATGTTATCAACTAAAGCGTTACCTGTTAAAGCTAGTTGTGTTTTTATCTTATCAACCTTTTCTATTTCTGGGAAGTTTAATATCTCAGCCATAAATCCTCAAAAAGTTTTTTATATCTTCATCATTTTTAAAAATAAATAAAGGATAATCTTTCCATTTCTCATGAAATTTCTTTTGTGGCTCTGTTAAAACTCTTGCACTTGGTGGCTTGCTTCCATCTTTAATTTCCACCAAATATAAACGCCCTCTGTAACCCACGAATAAATCTGGGCAACCTTCACCCACCCTAGATAAATCCAACACAAGGCAACCAGCTTTTTCAAGATACTGAACTATCTCGTTGTGGTTATCATCTTTCTTTGCTGCCCTTCTCATTTATAATCGTAATTTCTTCGGTTGTGTTTTTTTAACTCAATAACATCATCTTCAGTTAAATTTGCAAAATGTTTCATTTTACTTAAAGGCCACATTACTACTTTTTTATTATACTTTGTGATTATCTCATGTGGATAAATTTGCCCATCTTCTACACATTCTTTTTCAAGTTCTTCTAAGGTATTACCATAAATTCTTTTTTCCATTTCATCTACAAACACAAGCCAAAACGGCATAGAATACTTTAAACTAAAATTCTTATATTCTTCATATTGGCTTTTATCTATTCCTGTTTCGGCTCTTTTTTTCATTCTAGCCTTTGCCTTCACATCTAACACTAAAGCTTTTTCTTTATCCTTCACAGCTAAAATATCAAATAAATGTGGC